TGCATTTCCGCTGCTGTTTGCATCATGCCAGAATCCATACCAATAACCATTTTTACCATCAATAAAATCATAGTTTCCGCTGTTATTACTCGGATTACTCATAATAAAAATTGTCGGGGTCAGCTTATTTTCTTCCAAAACAATAGCCTGATTATCTAGCAATGTATCATTTAATCCCACTTGTCTGTAGGCTTTTCTGATTTTTTGAATTACTATCTCATTACTTGTATTCAAACCAATCGTCATAAAATAATTGCCTTCAAAATTTACCTCAACCGCATTAAGATAAGCTGTTCTCGTCACTGCATTTGCATCAATGCCTATATCTTTCATATGCCAGGATTTGGAACCATTATCGTATGCATCTCCCACATACCCAATACCGCCCCACTTATGTGTTAAAGCCACGGCAGATATTGTCCCATTCGCCTGACTGGTAGCAAAATCCCACACGAACTTATAACCTTTGTCCAGTTTTATGCTTTCCGTAAGATTCAGACTTCCCCTCATGACATTTGCCGTGGAATTTACATCATTGGATGCATACCCGGTACACGGATTCGCTGACGGAGCATAATACACATTTTCATCCTCCACCAATGGATCCGCAAAAAGAAGGATTCCTCCGATTCCATTTTTACAAAGAGGTATCATGTTACCATTTAAGTCATTCGGACTGCCATTCATATTAAAGAGCAGCCCCTCGATGTTATGGGAGAAAAAATCCGGGATGGCTTTGGTTACCATATTCTCATCCTCGTATTTCTCCACCTCGCCTGTTACGGCATTTTTCAGTTCTATAATCGCTTTTCCTTTCAGCATCTTCCCACCTCCTAATTGATATAATGAATGATGATGCGTTTACAATACCCGCCCTCAATCAGGGTGAACCGAACCATGTACTGCATCTGCTCGTTTGCAATTGCCCAGGCATCCGTTCCGATTGACTCCACTGTTTCCCTGCTCATGCCACTTGTCTCTTCCGATAAATTGACCCACGCATTCTCGATATATGCCTTCCAAGTCTGCCCGGCATCAAAGGAGAAAGCAAACAAGGTCGTATCGTCTGCTTCAATCTCGACCTTTTCTATTCCAAGGATTGTGCTGTCAATCATTTGTGTATTCTTCGAATAGACAGTCTGAACAGGCGGCACAGCCTTAAGGGTAACTGCCATTGTCGGCAAATCATCCTCGGAATCATGCCAGTATAATAATGACGGATTTACAAGTCTTGTAAGTACCTCGCTCCTTGGAAAATCCTCAAATCCCTCTGACCGAAAGATTTCTGCGGTCAGTTCTTCAAAAGTAACCTCCACCAGCTTTGTAGCCTCATCATATTTTCCTTCTGCATCCACAAACCCAAGTTTTCCATATCCGCTGTTATAAAAACAGTTCATGGACAGATTGTCATAAAAACAGACCTGCAGGCTCTCATCCACACATGGAATCAAATCAAGCTGTTGTTCATCTCCCTGCCATACCTCGATTTTTATAATCTGTCCTTTAAAGTACCTCGAATCAAGTGTGCCGTTGGTATTATAGGTTCCAATCACAAGTTCCACGGGGGCTACAAATTCTGCCTCCGTAAACTCTGCAATCACAACTCCATCCCTCTTTAATCCTTCCTTGGAAAGTTCCACTGTCACATCAATGCCGGAGTAATCATCTACTTCTGCCGTTACGGACTCCGTGGCATATTGTCCACTAATCTGAGTGGAACTTGTAAGAAATACTCCAAATTTATCTTCGGATGTACTTGTTCTTGCTCCGAACAAAGCATAATCTCCAAATGAAGAAGTATTGAGCGTAACCACAACCCTTGTATCCTGATCTGGAATAATGCCTGTTCGGATACACTGATACCCTTTAAACACAACGGCATCAACAAATGCCTTTTCATGTTCCGTTCTATAATACTTGCCGTCTTTATCCGAAAGCAGATATCTGTGGTCATAAGGCGGATTGATATCCAACAGTTCATATTTCAGGTTGTAAGCCGTACCCGTATCATCTTCATGATAGAGGGATACATATTCTGATAAACCTGCCGTAACATTAAAATTCTGATTCACTCCACCATTGATTCGGTTACTGCCAAGATAACCACTGCTCTTAGGTGGCTGTATCAGATTCAGCATAATATCCCCAGTTTCAAAAAAGAACCATTCATAGATAAGACGGACATCCAAAGAAGTGCTGTTGTACTGCGCATATCCTTCCCATCTGATTTTCAGAACCCTGTACGCATTAAAGAGGGTTGCCTCCTCCCTATAGAAATCCCACATCTTGGCATCCCTTCGGCATACAAGAAACTGTTCTGTATTTGCCCCAAGTCCTATCCAGCTGTTACCACTGACATAAAGGCTTGATGCCTTTATGCCATTAAACGTGAACCAGTCCACGCCATCAAAAGTCATGGTGTCATCGTCATGCCCGGTACTTACAACCAGATGCTGCATATTTTCTGTTGTATTGAGCATTTCCTCAAGGGAACTGTAATTAGCCATTCTCTGACACCTCCAATTCGTCAATACGTTCGAACTGCTCCGTATTGGTTACCACCTTTGCCATTCTGCCGGAATCAATAGGATATTCCTGACTTGTAAACTTATAGTTTGTCTGGAACTCAAATACCGAATCCGTCTTCACAAAATATCTGTTAAAGGTCATCTCTGCCTCGTCAATAGTTTCTATGGTTTCCGTTACAATCACAGGGTTAACTCTGACTGTTTCTGTAATTCCCATCACACCATAAGACTCCAAGGAAACAAGTGAGAACAAATCCGTAATGCCTACAGGCTTTGGAACTTCCGTATGCATCTTTACGGATGCTGTTGTTTCCCTTACAGGCATTGTTCCGGCTGTTCCTATCAGTTCTTCCAAGGTCTCTGTAAATTCAAGACGTCCGTCCCATACATTATTGGAAGAAAGTCCCTGTCCGCTTATGGTACAGATGCCCTGTCCTCTGTCGATGATTGCCGTGCCACCCGATATTCGCATTCTTACCCGGAAAGTGTTATAGGCATTTGCCTCCAGTCCGCTTAACGGATAATACAGATTCAAAATGTGTCTGCCGGAATGCATCGTTTCAATCGGCACATATGTTGTAAGCACATTGTCATTTATGATGTAGGTTACCGTAATCACAGCCTGCCCGTCATCGGTAAGGTTCACATCCAGTTCTGCATCCACAGAAGTATCCGTCCCCCCGGATGCAGCTGACGGAATGGTAATCGTTCCCTTTGCTTTTCCTGTCTTTGTCACGGAATCTGCATCCACCTGCAGTAAAATGCTTGCATGGAACTGTGCATCTGTATCCTCATTGGATGCAAACTCAATGCTTGCAATCTCCGTATCCACAGAGCCAATGGTATATGGCGAAGCATTCATGAAAGTATGTACTACAATCTTTCCTGCCTCCACCTGATTTAACAAACCGCTGATGTTCTTGTCATTCTTGCTCTTTGCCTCTGCAAGCCTTGGATTCTTGCCAACGCACTGCAAGGTGTGTTTTCCATTGACTTTGAACTCATATTTCGTAATGCAGGTAATCTGTTTCTCATCTGCGTGTCCCCCGGAAAAGGTTATGATGTCACCGAGGTCAAATGCCGGATTTCCTATGGTAGCCGAATCAAACGGCACATAATTTATCTTTGAAATGTCATTTAACACATTGAGCAGTATGGTTTTTCTTGTTTCCGTAAGTCCAAACTGCAGCAACGGATTGACTCCAAGATTCATGGTAAGACCGTCATCCGGGTCCAACGCATAATACTCTGCTGTCTGTGTCCTGTTATTCGTGGAATTGATGGCTGTATATCTTGTGACAAAATCAGAAAAACTGCTGCTGAACCGCTGTGTGTCCGGGATATCAAGCACGGATGTGTTGCCATACTTTCGAAGTTCCAGTTTCCCAAAACGGTTGATGGTCGCAAAGCACCCAAGCACCTGTGCCACATAATAAAGAATGTCCCTCCATGTTTCTATGTCATTTTCTCCATAGATACCAAGCAGAATCTTTCCATTGTTCCAGCTTTCTATCTCTTCCTGCGTGTGTGCCAGTTCCACCTTACACTCCTCACAGGCAAGGGAAAGCAGGTCATAAGCCGTACCACTGCTGACCTTATTTTTGAATGCCTTATCAAATCGGAGCATATAATCATATGCTTTAATAGCAAGGCAGTTAATGGTTCTGTTCGCCTCGCTCACTTCAAAAATTCCAAGAGGTACTTCTTCATAGTTCCCGGTTGCCAGCTGAAGGAAAAAGCTGATGGTCACCGTTGCACCTTCCAAAGTATATCTGTCCACATCCGTATAAAGAGTAATACCGAGTTCCGCAGCATACACGGAACCAATCTCTATTTCATTATTTCCACTGCACTGGTTGGTTATATAGCCACTGCCTTTTACGATGTCTTTATTGGTAAAGGGATATTGAATGCCTGCCTTCGTGGTAATACAGCCTTCAAAATAATAAGACCTTGTATTATCCTGAATTGCTGTTAAATACTCATCACTGACTGGATACATCAGACCACCCCTTTCTAAAATTCCTTTAATGTAAATGACACAGTCCACAACCCCTTAAACGAAGTATCTTTCTGTAGTCCCGACTTGAATCCGTCAATGTACATCTGTGTCTGCTTTATCTCCAATGTTCCTGTGTCAAAATATTTCACTGTTATCTTTGGTCTGTTCCGAAAGATAGTCAGTTTCTTAAGCCATGTGGGACTGACATTAAAGGAGCAGGATATTTCCACCACCCCGCTCCTTACCAGATCTCTCTGCCTTGTCCCGGCTTCCGTTTCCCCTGACGAATCTGCCTCCACATCCGACAAGCCAACATCATAGCTGACAGGAAGTGGCAGGTCTTCTCCATCAAAGTTCAAATATTGAATATGTGCCATTTATCTTCCTCCGCTTCTTAGGTTTATTCTCTGCTGTGCATTCACGACCACTTCATCAAGAAGTGTTCCTCCGATATAAACAGGAATGGAAATGTTACCACCCTGCATATTGAGTCCTGCAATGGCATCATGGATTGCACCCACAATGCTTGCCGTGTTCTGTGCAGATGAATTTGATGTGCTTTCCATTGCAGCCGAGGTTGCATTCACATTCGGATTGATTACCATGTCCTGTGACACCCCCTCCACCGCTTTAGCAACAACACCCTTACTCTTCTCGATGCCCTTTGCAAGACCATTCATAAAGTCCGGCATCCAAGACTCGTACTCCGTCAAAGGTCCCTCATCCGGCACGGAGAAGTGAAGGAAGGACTTAATCTTGTCAGCCACACTCTTAACGGCATCTCCCACGGCATTGATACAACTCTTGATACCATTTACGATTCCCATTATCATGTCCTTGCCCCACTGCAATGCCTGTGAAGGAAGGCTCGTGATAAAGCTGATAGCCGTCTGAAATCCACTCTTAATAGAAGATGCAATCTTTCCCACTATATTTTTTATGGCGGAAAGCATATTGTTGAACACGGTGGATACCGTACTCTTAATCCCATTCACAATACCGCTGATAGTTGATTTTATGCCGTTCCAGATACTGCTTATCGTACTTTTAATGGTATTCATAACCGTAGTGATTGCTGTTTTGATGGCATTCCACACTGTGGTAATGACCGTTTTGATGGCATTTACCACAGTAGTGACCGTGGTCTTGATAGCATTCCAAGCCGTAGTCATTGCCGTCTTGATTGCATTCAGTACCGTATCAATAGCCGTCTTTATCGCATTCCAGACTGTGGTAACAACCGTTTTGATTGCATTAAACACCGTGGTTATGACAGTCTTATACGCATTGATATAGGTGGTAATTGCTGTCTTGATTGCCTCAAGTACCGTACTGAATATGGTCTTGATGCCCTCCCATATTGTAGTAAAGAAACTTGATATTGCATTCCAAGCAGTCTGTATTCCTGTTGTAATGGCCGTCCATGCATTTGTGAGTGCTGTCTTAATCTTCTCAAGTATTCCGTTGATGAAGTTCCTGAACCCTTCGCAGTTGTCATACAGCAACTTAAATGCCCCGGCAAACGGATTCACAAGCATCAAAAGTAATGCCTGCCAGTTGTTCTTCACAAAATCGATAACCCCGGTAAAGAAACCCTTAAGTGCCTCCACAACTGTAGATACGATATTCTTGATACCTTCCCACAATCCTTTCCAGAAGTTTCTAAAACCTTCACATTTATTCCAAAGCACTACAAAGATTGCTATCAGAGCAACAATAGCTGCAACAATCAGCACTATCGGGTTTGCAAGCATCGTGGCATTCAAGGCCATAAAAGCTGTTTTGACAGTATTGATAACCCCGGCAATCTTCGGAACAATCGTCATAATCGTACCAACAGCAGAGATTACCTTCCCCACAACAATAAGCACTGGTCCCAATGCCCCAGCTACAAGTGCAACCGTGACAATGACTTTCTTCGTACCCTCATCAAGGGAGTTTAGCCAATCCACTACCTTCTGCACCGCACCCACGATACTTTTTAATGCAGGCATCAGTAACTGACCAAAAGAAATAGCCAGCCCTTCAAGAGCTGACTTAAGTAATGTTAACTGTCCCTGTAAATTATCAAGCTGTGTGTCTGCCATCTGCTGTGCTGCACCTGCACTGTTTTCAATAGATGACTGTAAGTTGTCCCATGTACTTCCCGTATTGGCAAGCAGTGCATTGACGGATGACAGGTCAGTCTTATTGAAAATGGTGGATATGATATTTGCCTTATCTTCGGAAGTCATACCCTCCATGCTTGTATTCAAATCCCCAAGGATATCATTCATGGAACGCATATTACCTTCGGAGTCATATACAGACACACCGAGTGCCTCCATCTTCGCAGCCGCCTGATCGGTTGGGTTCTGCAAAGACAGGATAATGTTTCGAAGATGCGTACCACCCTCTGCACCCTTGATACCATTATTCGCAAGAATACCAAGTGCCGTGTTAAGTTCTGCCGTTCCACCCTTTATGGATTTTGCTGTTGCACCAATAGTAAGAATACCTTCTCCTAATTGTGCAACAGATGTATTGGTGGTAGAAGCCGTCTTTGCCATCTGGTCTACCATCGTATCAGCTTCGGCAGTTTCCATTCCAAGGGCAGACATGGCATCCGTTACCATATCCGATGCTGACGCAAGGTCAATGCCACCAGCCGCCGCCAAGTTAAGAACCGTAGGAAGTGTATCTGCCATTTCCTGTGTGCTGTAACCTGCAAGAGCAAGATAGTTTAAAGCCTCGGCACACTCCGTAGCAGAAAATGCTGTGGATGCACCCATTTCCTTTGCAAGGTTTGAAAGGGCATCCATCGTATTAACACTCTGCCCATCAAGTGTCGACATGGAATCCTTTGTGATTCCCATTGTAGCCTGCACCTGACTCATGGAACTTTCAAAGTTCGCAGCCGTAGTGACCGATGCCGTTCCAAGTCCCGTCACAGCAGCCGTTACTGGGAGAAGTTTCTTTCCGGCATTGGAGATATTATCACCTGTGGTCTTTAATGATTCTCCCGTGGCGGCAATCTTCTGTACTGCCGTAGCTGACTGATTTGCCTGTGTTTCCAGACTTCTTAAGTTCTGTTCTGTTTCCACAATTTCCCTCTGAAGGGCATCGTACTGTTCCTTTGAAATATCTCCATTCGCAAGTGCAGTATTCGCTTGTTCAGCTGCCGTTTTTAATGTTTCCAACTTCTGTTTTGTTTCATCCACAGCCTGTGCCAGGAGTTTTTCCTTCTGTGCAAGAAGTTCTGTATTACCTGGATCCATTTTCAATAATTTCTCGACATCCTTAAGAGCCGTCTGTGTGGATTTGATTTCTCCGTTCAGACCCTTAAGGGCAGTCTGCAATTTGGTGGTATCCCCACCAATCTCAACAGTAATACCCTGTATTCTGCTTGCCATAGGTTACCTCCTCTCTCCTAAATTTAGGCATAAAAAATGCCCGGATTTCTCCGAGCATTAAAAAAGCACCAACCCATTTAAGGATTGATGCCTATACATTTATTTTACTTATGATTCACTTTGAAAAACTGGAATTTACAGTTATCTATACTCATTTGGAATTTCGATATGAAATGTCTCACACAATAGCTTCACATCATGTACATCATTCTCATCAAATTCATATCCCAAATGGAACATTACTTGACTATATGGTTCAATACAAGAAACCTCTATCTCCTCAATTTTTCCTTTACCAGAAAAAGTTTCTACCGGAAAGTTATCCCCCTCATAAAGAATTTCACCTTCGCCCGTATATTCAAAACAATGCAAATCAACAATCCTATTTTTTGCATCTTCCCATACAGTATGGTTCAATGTTGTATATTCCATCTTAATCTCATAAAAGTCATTAGCTTTCATTATCTCTATAAAGTTCTGATAATCTTTCTTTTCTACAAAAATATCAATATCGTTATGGACTCTTGACTGATGTCCAAGCAACGCATCTACCCCCCAGCCACCATCAAGAAAGACTTTAATCTCGGCATCTATCGCAAGTTGAAGAATCTGTTTTACATCTGTAATATTGACCATCTTATCATCTCCACAAATTCAAATTGAACAAAATCGCTGCGCGATGGCCTACCAAGGCTGTGGCGCAGTTTTTATTTTCTCTACAATAATTAAAAAAGGCAATGGAAATTCTTTCTGACATTTGATATCGTAAAGT